CTGACGATTTTAAAACTAAAGCTTCCACAATATTTGAAGCAGCAGTTTCAGCTAAAGTACTTTCTGAAGTCAATCAAAGGATTGAGGAATTAGAAACAAGTTACAAAAAAGAAATTACTGACGCAAAAGAAGAACATTTGTCCACAATTACAGAAAAAGTTGATGGTTATCTCAACTATGTTACTGAAGAGTGGATGAAAGAGAATGAGTTAGCTGTTGAAAAGGGAATTCGATCAGAATTGGTTGAAGACTTTATGACAGGACTTAAAAACCTCTTTACAGAGCATTACATTGACATTCCAGAAGAGAAAGTTGACCTTGTTGACGATCTATTTGAGAAAGTTGAAGAACTAGAGCAAAAACTTGATGAGTCTATTAACACAAGTGTAGATATCAAAAAGGAACTTGCTGAGTATAAAAAGGCTGAAACCTTGAGAGAAGTTTCAGAAGACCTCGCCGATACCGAAAAAGAAAAACTAGGTAAATTGGCTGATGGCATAGATTTTGAAGACAAGTCTCAATATTCTGAGAAACTTGAAGTAATTAAGGAAAATTATTTCCCTAAACAACAGTCGGAAACAATTACAGAAGAATTGGAAAATACTGAAGAAGAACAAGATAGTTCAGAATCAAGTACTGATCCAGTTATGAGTAGATATGTTTCCTCATTAACTCGTTTTAACAAATAACATTTTTAGGAGATTAAAAAAAATGTATCTAGCTGAAGATCTACAAAAAAAGTGGGCGCCGGTCTTGGATCATGAAGATATGCCCAAGATTAAAGACCCATACAAAAGAGCGGTTACCGCCGTTCTTTTGGAAAATCAAGAAAAAGCCATGGCGGAACAGGCAAATATGGAAGGCCGCGGTTCCTTGATGGAGGCAGCAACATCTTTAACCAGTCTTGCTCCTACAGCAAGTTCGTCTGGTGGAGTACAATATCAAGACCCAGTTTTGATTTCCATGATTCGTAGAGCAATGCCTAATTTAGTTGCTTATGATGTTTGTGGTGTTCAACCAATGACAGGGCCAACAGGACTTATTTTCGCAATGCGTCCAAGATATGATTCACAAGGTGGTGCTGAAGCCATGTACTCAGAACCAGAATCCACACATTCTGGTGATGCTGGAGGTGATATGGTCAGCTCAGGAGCAGCTGCACAAGCAGCAGCTCAAGGTGGAACATATTCCGCAATATTAGGTGTAGGTAATTCAACGGCAACTGCTGAAACTTTCGGTCTTACTGGAAGTGCAGGTACAGCTGCTGAAGATTTCCAACAAATGTCATTCTCCATTGACCGTGTTTCAGTTACAGCTAAAACACGTGCACTCAAAGGTGAGTACTCGATGGAATTGGCACAGGATCTTAAAGCCGTTCACGGTTTGGATGCTGAAACAGAACTTGCTAACATTCTCTCACAAGAGATTTTGGCAGAGATTAACCGTGAAGTTATTCGTACCATTTATTTTAGTGCGGAACACGGAGCACAACACAATACATCAACAGCTGGTGTGTTTGACCTTGATGTTGACTCTAATGGACGTTGGTCTGTTGAGAAATTCAAAGGTTTGATGTTCCAAGTAGAACGTGATGCAAATGCAATTGCAAAATCAACACGTCGCGGAAAAGGTAACCTCATCATCTGTTCTTCAGACGTTGCTTCTGCTCTAGCCATGGGTGGAATGATGGACGCAGCAGGAATTGATGACACAGGTAACACATTCGTTGGAACACTCAACGGCCGTTACAAAGTTTATGTTGATCCATATTTCAGTGCATCAGCAACTAACTTTGTCTGTGTAGGTTACAAAGGTTCATCTGCTTATGATGCAGGTCTTTTCTATTGTCCTTACGTTCCATTGCAAATGGTTCGTGCGGTTGGTGAAAGTTCCTTTCAACCAAAAATTGGTTTCAAGACACGTTACGGACTCGTAACCAATCCATTTGGAAACAGTGCTGGCACCGGAGCTTTGACTGCCAACGCTAACTACTACTACAGAATTGTCAGAGTTGATAATTTGATGTAAGTTAAGTCTTTAGGAGTTATTACCCCTAAAGAACGTGAGAAGGGTGATTACTTAATTGTGGTCACCCTTTTTTTTTGTCCTAACTAAATATTACAGAAAGGATATTCCATTTATGTCTGCATTACAAGATCAACCAATCAATACTAGTTTTTTAAGTCCTATTGGGTTTAAATTTCAACTTAACAATTTTCCAGCAGTAAACTATTTCTGTCAGTCTGCTTCTTTGCCTGGGATTTCTATAAGTTCTATTAGTGTTCCTACACCATTAAAAGCCATAGACATTGCTGGGGATGAAGTTACTTTTGAAGAGTTATCAATAAAATTCATAGTAGATGAAAATATGAAAAATTGGTTATCAATTTATGATTGGATTATCGGACTTGGATTTCCAACTGAAGAAGGTCAAGCAAAATATAAAAAATTATCAGAAAACTCAGAGTTGACTACTGACGCAACTTTAACCGTTTTAACAGGAAATATGAATCCACAGATAAATTTCATATTTCAAGAATGTTTTCCATTAAGTCTTTCTTCAATTGCATTTGATAGTGGTGGAACAGATATAGATTATGTTACTGCAGATGTTTCTTTTCGTTATGATGTTTATACAGTTGAAAACCTACTCAACAATGAGGTAACATACGAAGGAACACGAGCTTATCCATCTGGTGAAAAACCCCCTATAGATGACCTTAGCGGGGCATAAACAACCAGTTTAATTATTATTTAAGGAGGTGATTTGAAACTTGAAGATATTCAAGAACTTTGGCATAGAGATAGTGAAATTGATTATACAGAACTGGGTACAGAATCCATCCGTATTCCACAAATTCACGACAAATATCTTAAAATTTTTACTGATGAACGAATCAGATTAAAAGGAGTTGAGTTTGAACTATCTAAAATAGTTCGGGCTAAGACTGAGTATTATTCTGGTAAAATGTCTCAAGAAGAGCTTGAACAACGTGGATGGGAACAATATTTGGGAAGACTTCTCAAGAATGAAATAGCTAAATATATTGAATCAGATGATGATGTAATCAAATTGAAACAACAATTAGTAGTCCTACAGGAAAAGATAAACTATCTAGACTCTGTTATTAGGATGATAAACAATCGGGGGTTCCAGATTAAGAATGCTTTGGATTGGTTGAAATTTTCTCATGGAAATAATTAACATATCTAAAAAAAATGAAGTCTATATCAAAATAGATTCTGAAGCTTCAACTGCTCAGGAAATCTGTGACCATTTTACTTTTATGGTGCCTGGCTACACATTTATGCCAGCATATCGTAATAGAATTTGGGATGGAAAGATAAGACTTTTTAATGTTCATAGCCGTCTTCTTTATGGGGGATTATTTGAACATCTTTGTAAATTTCTTTATACTAGAGATTACAAGGTAAAATTTCAATCTGACTTTGAAGTCACAAAATGTGATATCAAATCAGAATTTATTGATTCATTAAAGTTACCAGTGACCCCTAGAGATTACCAAATGGTTGCTGTCAATCATGCCTTGACTCACCACAAAGCACTTTTACTTTCACCAACAGCTTCTGGTAAATCTTTGATTATCTATATATTAATAAGGTATTTGAATTTAAAAACTCTTATTTTAGTTCCTACTATATCTCTTGTTTCTCAAATGTATGATGATTTTAGAAAATATGGATTTGATGTAGCAAACAATTGTCATACGGTTTTTGCTGGAAGAGATAAAGGTTCTGAATTGCCTATCATAATATCAACATGGCAGTCAATTTATAAGATGCAACAAAAATACTTTGAACAATATGAACTTGTGATTGGAGATGAGGCTCATGGTTTTAAGTCAAAATCTCTTACATCTATAATGACCAAATGCATTAATGCAAAATATCGTATAGGAACAACTGGAACATTAGATGGAACATTAACTCATAAATTGGTCTTAGAGGGGTTATTTGGTAAGGTCTTCAAGGTCACCTCAACAAAAAAACTTATAGACAGTAAGCATCTATCACCCTTTACTATCAAAGCAATTTTACTAAGACATCCAGATTCGATATGTCATGATCTTAGGAAAATAAGTTATCAAGAAGAATTGGATTATTTGATAAATTCTGAAGCAAGAAATACATTTATAAAAAACTTAGTTCTAGATTTAAAAACTAATACACTTCTTTTATTTCGTTTTGTTGAAAAACATGGAAAGATACTTTACGATATGATAAAGGAGGAATCAAATGGTAGAACAATATTTTTCGTTCATGGAGGAACGGATGCAGATACAAGAGAACAAATTAGACATATCGTTGAATCAGAACGAAATGCAATTATCGTTGCTAGCTACGGTGTATTTAGTGTTGGCGTCGATATTAGGAATCTTCATAACATCGTTTTCGCTAGTCCTTCTAAGAGTCGTATCAGAAATCTACAGTCAATAGGCCGAGGATTACGGAAATCTAAAAAGAAAGATATAGCTACATTGTATGATATTGCTGATGATCTGTCTTATGGTAGTAATCATAACTATACATTAGACCATTTTGAGGAAAGGAAAAAAATATATAAGGAAGAACGATTTACTGTAGCTGAATATTTCGTACAATTGAAGACTTAATAAATAATAAATCATTTAACCCCTACACCAGTATTATATCACCTGTCAAGAGCTTTGTCAAGTGGTTGACAACACTTAGATATTATGTTATAATATATGAAATGACAACTTATAGGAGGGCAGATTGGCAAAACCAAAATCAATACATTACATAGATAACGAAAAGTTTTTGAAAGAAATGATAATATATAAACGTGGATTTGATGAGGCTAAATCCAGAGATGAACTTCCACCAATGATTTCGGAATATCTTGGTGAATGTTTTATGAAGATAGCACAACGACTTTCTTTTAGACCTAATTTTATAAATTATGCTTTTAAAGATGATATGATTTCAGATGGTATTGAAAATTGTGTTCAATACATAAAGAATTTTAATTCAGAAAAATCATCTAACCCATTTGCATATTTTACTCAAATTATCTATTATGCTTTTATTAGAAGGATACAGAAAGAGAAAAAACAACTTTATATAAAATATAAAACTATGGAAAGTTCTCCATCTTTATCTGAAAATGTAGAAATATCTGTAAATGACAGTGATATAGGATATAATCAAGAAACAATGAACGCTGACCAAAAAGCAAATATGTATGATTTTATCAAAAACTTCGAGGATGCAAAGAAGGCGAAGAGTGTAGCTAAAAAACCAATTAAAACCACTAACCTTGAATATTTTATGGTAGCATGAAGAATCCACATTTTACATCCAATAATAAAGTAGCAATAATTAATGATACACATTTTGGAGCTCGTAATGACAGTCAAGCTTTCACGAATTACTTTAGAAAGTTCTTTGAAGATATATTTTTTCCTACTTTAGAAGAGCGGGGAATTAGAACCATTATTCATCTTGGAGATGTTGTTGATAGGCGTAAGTTTATCAACTGGAAAACGGTATACCAAATGAGGGAGATGTTCTTTGACCAATGCTATGGTAGATATATAAATCTTCATCTAATAATCGGAAACCACGATACTTACTTTCGTAATACAAATCTAGTAAATAGTTTGGACGGCCTTCGCCTAGAAGACAATCATCAGTTTCATGTTTATACTGAATCTACAGAAATTGAAATAGATGGAACTAAACTTTTTATACAACCTTGGATATGTGATGAGAATAAAGAACAATCCCTCAAAGCTATAAAAGAAACAACAGCTCAAGTATTATTCGGACACTTAGAAGTTAAAGGTTTTGAAATGCATGCAGGTCAGTATAGTCAGAGTGGTATTGATGCAAGTATATTCAAAAAGTTTGACATGGCTTTTAGTGGTCACTTTCATCACAAGTCTGATAATGGTAACATCTATTATCTTGGTAATCAATATCAAATAACTTGGTCTGATTATAAAGATACAAAAGGATTTCATATATTTGATACAGAAACCAGAGAGATAGAGTTCATTCTAAATCCATTTGAGATGTTTCATAAGATATATTATGATGATGAAAAGATGACTCTGGAATCTATTCAAAATGAAGACTATTCGGTTTATAAAGGTTGCTATATAAAAATAGTAATAGTGAATAAAAAGAATCCATTTTGGTTTGATACTTTGATGGATAAACTTTATGCTGTTGATGTGGCTGATATTTCAGTTGTAGAGAATTTTGACCAAGATTTAGACATTGAAGATGATATGATAAATGAAGCAGAAGATACACTCACCATTCTTTCCAAATATGTCAATTCGTTAAGTATAGATAATAAAAAAGAACTTGACAATTTACTAATTTCACTATATAATGAATCATTAACTTTAGAAACAGTATGACAACAATAAATGTAGAAATATTAAAAAAAAGGATGGAAGATAT